TTGCAAGACAACGCCAATTTGCCCAGAAAGTAAATGAAACCAACCAACGAGTGCCTAAAACCCGGCGCCTAGCCCAAGGATTGGTGGAATGTAAGACTGAGATGCACATTGGAGCTCGCAAGTATGCTCAGCGAGATAGAGTTCAAATTGAACAAACAACCCAAGTGCTATTGAATAATTCTGTATGGATACAAGCTGCTGACAAAAATGGAATGTGTTGTAGAAGCAATGGTGTTTTCTTAGTTGGACGCACCATGATAACTACTGCACATACAGTTTTGAATCCACCCCAAATTGACCCAATCGAGTATTTAATCATTAGAAATCCTTATTCGACTGAAGCTGCCATCAAAATTCCAATTGGTGAATGCAAAATTTCGCAAGCATTTCAACTTGACGGTTCCCCTGTAGATTTGGCCCTTGTATCTTTCCCACCCGTTGTCCCAAACCGACCCCGAATTCTATCGAAATTTCTTGGATCTGAAGATATTGACCTCTTAAAAGAAGGGGATTTAACTTTTTCCGGCTTCTATGAAGTCAAAGGTAAAACTATAGTACAGGAAAAATATCCTTCTTTCTTTTCTGTATCGACGAAGACGACCGAATACTTTTTGCATGAACAAGGAACTTGCCCCAAGAGCTCAACTCAATGCAAGTGTCCCATCAAGATTGGTAATCACATCGAGTACGATTTGGAAACGTTGAATGGAATGTGCGGAGCTCTGCTCTCTATTTCTAACCGACTTATCCATACCAAACTTGTTGGATTCCATGTTGCTGGTGGCTCTGGCGTTCTGGCTCTTGGAGCTTTGACTACACGCCAATTTTTGGAACAGGCATTAAGTGCTCATGTTGAGAAGTTTGGAATTCCAAAGTCATATTTGATTGATGGAAGACTTCCATATTCTCAATCATGGGTAGATCCTTCTTGCCAGGTTTCACTGATTGATATCGGTGATTGCCTCAACATAGGCACTGCACCAGCACCCGCTGCTCCTTCCAAGACACAGCTTGCGCC